AACACCAATAATAATAATAATAATAATAATAATAATAATAATAATAATAATAATAATAATAATAATAATAATAATAATAATAATAATAATAATAATAATAATAATAATAACAATAATAATAACAATAATAATAACAACAATAATAATAACAATAATAATCTTCCAATTATTATATTTGACAATAGTGATGATAGCGATAATAAATGTCCACTTAACGGATCAAATTTATTTCCTTGTGCGATTAAATCAATCAAAGGATTGTTTAAAGATTTATTAAATAATAATAATAATAATAGCAACGACTTGAACAATATTTTTACAAAAAACAATCGACAATATTATATTATGGCGTTTATTATTATTTTAATAATTATTCATTTTACAATTTATTTAATATGTAATTTAACTGGTATATCTCCCATAGTATGTAGTAGATTAATTCAATTTTATTGGATTTTTGTTTTAATATTTTTAATTTATTTAATTATTATAGCCATTAACAAGGATAAAAATCAAAACTCTAATAATTCAAACTCCAACCCCAACTCCATATGTAACAGAAAATATATGGAAATACAAACTATTATATCTCTCATAGTAATTGGATTGATATTGTGGGTCTTTTTTGGAAAAATTCAATAATGCAATTTTTTTATTGTAATTAGGTTTTGGTTTTATTTTAAATCAATTTTATGTAATAATGTCAAGAGTATTTATTATAACCTTAAAATCATGTAAATAAAATACCAAAAAAAAGATAAAATAACCGGAATTAAAAACAATATTGAATACACTAAACTTAAAATAAAATATGAAATAAATAAAGGTAAATTAACAAAACATATTGTTGTCATAAGCACATATAAAATAAGTTCTGTTGTTGTTTTTCCACATTTTATAAAAAAATAAACAATTCCAAGACAAATATAACAAAAAAGAACTAAAGAATGTAATAAAACAACCCAAAATAATGGTCCTCCCGTGTTTTTAATATTGCAAATTGCTTGCTCGGATTGATTTGACTTGATACATGACGATAAAAGTGTAAAATATAAAATAATCCAGCAAAATATATCGCTACTAATACGAAGCAAAATGTATCTAATCCTGTAAATATTTGAAATTATTTCATTTTGATTTTGTTGATCGGACTGAATAGTAATTTGTCTTTTTTTATATATTAAAATGCTCAAGTATAAAAAAATTAAAGAACTTAAACTCATAATAATTACTAAAATATAATATCCAGTCCAATCAACATACGGAATATTCCATTGAGGTCTGTTATTGACCTTATCACCTAGATCAAATAAAGCCATATAAACTCCATCACTTCCGCCAAAATTTGAAGAAGATCGCACCGAACAATTAAATGTTTCTCCATAAGCAAGTGAATTTGTTTGATGTCCACATGTCCAAATCATAATATTATTTTGAAACTGATATCCATATTGGAAAAAATTTTCATCCAAACTCCCAAATTTTAAAAGTGAAGCAGAAGTTGTGCATGCATGAACGATCTGAGGATGTGTTTTTGAGTTTGTAATGGCTTCATAATGAATGTATATATTGTTGTTAACATTTGACATGAATTGAGTTGAAGTGATGGTACATGTTTGTTCTTCATATTTTAATTCATCTGTTAAATTTGTGAAATAAAAATAAAAATACAAAGAAGGAATCCCCATTGATATTGCACATACTATAAAACATATTGAAAAAAGTTGGTTTGGGCGCATTTTAGTAAAAATAAAAATTTATTGGGTGTAAAAAAAATTTGCGTATATTTTTTTTACTACGCATAGTAATATTGTGGTTGTTTTTGTTTGGTTTAATTGAAAAATTAATTTAAAATCAATCATTTTTTTTTGTATTTTGAAATCGAACCCCAAGTATAATAATAACTAACAGTGATATTGAAAACTTGCTAAAAATTTACTACGTACAAAAAGATTAAAATATAAAATGTTGCTGTCTTGTTAAAAAAATCCCTCATCTGTTCCAAAAAATGTAAAAAAACACTTTATCTCCTAAATTTTTTTCATTGGTTGAAAAAGTCACAAAATCTAACTTTGATTATTCAGTTGATAGTCTAAAATGTAGACATGTAAATCATACTTGTCCATCGTGAAGATGGTGTTATGGTATTGATTAAAAAATTGTTTTATTTTGTTTTTTTTGACATGACGTGTTTATTAATAAACTTTTTTTTATTGTATTGTTCTTGATTTTGTTTGTTTGTAAGTCTAAAAATAAAGTAAAATTGAAAATTTTTGAAGTTAGATTAATTTATATTATTAGTAAAAGGAAAGGAAGGAAGATCAATTGTAATTTTTTTATAATTGGGTTTGGGAACATTCGTTGGGGTGATAGAGGTGAATGATATAATGACTCAGTTTTACATGTTTCGCAATCAAAGGGTGTAGAGTGTAATTAAATCATTTTCACAAGTTTCACAAGTTTCAACAATAGGTTTTGGATATTTTTTTGGAGGAGTTTGTTGTGGGAGTTGTGAGAGTTGTGAGAGTTGTGAGAGTTGTGAGAGTTGTGGGAGTTGTGGATTTTTTTAAAATTTGATAATATGGTATGGATAAACTTGATTTTTCTTTATTTACACTTCGCCATGTAAAGTTTTTACGGGAATTGTTTCGAGGAGAAATACTATTATGTGCATATATACAATCATTTCCAAATTTACACTTGCCTTTTAAAAAATGTTCACATTCTGGCATATTTTCTCTATTTTTAATTTCATGAGAATTTATACACGATTCTCCAAATTTACATGCTCCTTTAATAAAAAATTTACAAATTGGTTTATCGGTGATATTGTTGGTAGTGGAAATTGTTATGTCTGAATTAACAATATTATTTTCCATTTTTTAAAAAGGGTATGATTATTTAATAATTTATTAATGTTTTTTTAAATGATCGTTGAACGTTAGTAAACATATTTACATTTTATTTTATTTTTTATCATATAAATTACATACATCATTCCATATATTTTGACATTCTTTTATTTGATTTTGATTTTTTAAAGAATGGCATAAATCTGGATGAAATTGTTGCTTATTGCACAAATATTCATAATTTTGAACTTGTTCAATTTTTAAATTTAAATTCAAATCTTTTAAATATGTATTTAAATTCAAATCTTTTAAATATGTATTATTCTTTTCATTATTATTTTTATTATTATTATTATTATAAGAGGAAGATAAAGACATGTTTATTTTTTTTTATACATTATATTTTTTTATATTTTACAAACCAAACAAATTTACATACAATATTTTTTAATTGATATAATAATTAAAATTAATATAATAATTAAAAATACTATTTTTACCCGTTTTACATTTACAATTTGAGAAGTTGGATAATTAAATAATTTTGAAAAACAAACATTATTATATCCTCCAAAAAGATTCATATTTCTTAATTCTGGAGTCATATGTCCTTTAGGATTTGACCTTGTTTGATCATTTGGAAAAGGTATTAATACCGGACGAATATTTACATTTTTTAACCATTTCCCAATCACAATATCATCAGTCCATTTACATTTTTTTTCGAGATCCCATTGATTGTGAATCCACTCTAAAAATTGATCAGTTTGATCCGGAAAAATATTTCTCTTGTATCTGACACCGGCAAATGTTTCTAAAAATGAAATGTGAGTATCAATATCATGTTTAGGATGAGATTTAAAATTAAGATATTTATTTCTACCAGAAAAACCAATAGCAGGTAAAAAATCATATTTAATATCAATTAATGTTTCAATTAATAATAGATCATATTCAAAATCATCATCAACAAGTATTATGTTGGAATTTTTATTCTTTTCTAAATCTAAAATGGGAGCCAATTTTGTAATTGGTCCCTCATCCACTTGAGGACGATTAATAATAATCGGGGGGATTTTTTTAACCCGAGATTGATTTAAAATTTTCGTTTGATTTATAATTTCATTAATTTTATCCATATTATAAATTTTTCCTTTACATGTTTTTTGTGGAATTTGAATATAAATAACATCAGGTTGGATAGTTTGTTGAATTAATGACGAAATACAACTCATTAATAATTCAATCCTTTCTGGAATTGTTGTAAAACTAACCACTGTTCTTGTCATACTTGTTTATTATTTTAATATATAATAAAAAAAAAGAAAATGATTAATTTAAAAGACTTGAAAGTTTATGTTATTAATCTTGATAGGAGAACTGATAGATGGAATGAAATTGAAATTTTATTGAAAAATCAAGGTTTTAGCAATATCCAAAGAATGTCTGCTATTGATGGAAAACTTATTGATAGTTTTCATGTAAAAAAAATAGTAGATCCATCTATTTATAATCAATTGGGGAAATTACGAAATAACCATGAAGATTTAGGATCATTGGGTGCAGTAGGATGTTATTTATCCCATTACAAAATATGGCAAGATATTTTAAAAACAAATACACCAGCCATAATAATAGAAGATGATATTAAATTTGAAGAAAATTGGGATCAACACAACATTGTAAAAAATTCGTCATTACTTAAAAATTATGATTTTGCCGTGCTGGGTTATGCGACACACATACCATTAGCCCCATCTTTACCATCTTTACAAAAAAATACATTATTACCTTTTCACAAACAATTTTTTATGACTCATTTTTATTATTTAACACCAGAAGGAGCGCGATTTTTTCTTAATCAATCTTTACCTATGAAATATCAAGTTGATTCTTACATGTCAATGAAAATAATGGATAAAATGGGTTTAAAATTTAAATCCGCTATTCATATTCCTTCTCTTGCCGGACAAAAATTTGGATCGACTGATATTCAAACTCCAATGACATTATATGCTTATGCGTATTTTATTATTGATTATGTAAAATATTACACTTGTTCTCCATTTGGTCTATATTTATTTATTATTTTTTTATTGATTATATTCATTTACATGAATTGTTAATTTTTTTTATTTTGTGGGGTAGTATTAATTCGTTTCATACTCTAACATTATTTAAAAATGTTCAAATAATGATGGAGCATATTGTTGTCCGTTGGCATATGCTTGAATATATTTTTTTAATCTGCCCACAAAATGCAATGTAAATGCTTCAGAAACTGGTTTAAAATTTTGCAATGTTGAACCAGGAAGGTAAATTACATATTGTGAATATTTTTCATTTTTTAATAATTTTTTACCTGCTCCTTGTTCGTAACTTTCTCCTGCCCAAAATCCACTACAAATCCATTTTCCATTTTTTTTCTTCCATGTTTTATTATCATACAAAAGCAACCAATCTTTTAAAATTTTTTTACCAATTTCATTATTTTTCACCATCCAAATTCCAGAATTAAATTTTGATATTGGATATGGATAGTCAGGTGCCATAATAAATGCACCTTGATGATTAAAATTAAATAAATTTTCAATTTTTATATTTTGATTGTGGACACAAGCATCTGAATCAATCCACATTAAATAATCATAAAGATTTGATTTTGATAAATCGTATAAAATTTTTACTTTTATCCAATAAGGAGGATATGTTGAATCGAACGGCGAATAAGAATCAAAAAATAAAAAATCATAGCCATTTTTAAGACAATATTTTTCATTAATATTTTTTAAAGTAATGATATCCTTGTTATTTTTTCTATCATCGTACGATACTACAGCCACACGTTTTGGTTTTATTTGATTCATTCCAAAATTTTTTATATTTTTTTTCCAAGAATCTAAATTAACAATTGTCCAATTTTTATGAGGATTATTTGAATGTATATGATCAATCACAATAAACAATACAATCACAATAAACAATACAATCACAATAAACAATACAATCACAATAAACAATAGAATGATTATTCCCAAAGTTTTTGTTTCCATGATGAATATTTTTTATTTTTTAAATATAAATTTTTCTTTGTATTTTTTTTTACTAACAAGACAGTTGTTTAATAAAATAAATTATAACAAGGAATATAATAATTATAGGTAATAATCCATTTCCACATAAACTTGTAAAAAAGAAAATAAAAATAATTAAACATACGTGCCATACTCGTATATTTGTACCACCAACCACACACACAACATTATTTAAATACCACGTCAATCCAATATTATTCTCATTATTAAAAAATTGTAAATGATCAATAAAACTTAAATCTAAAGCATGTTTTTCTCCTAAACAAGTCGAAGAATTTGGAGTTTTAACTAAAAATGGTTGAACGGTGTAAAGTTTAATGTTGTTACGAGTATAAATATAATAATCAACATGATATTTAATAATATTATAGTGTTGTAAAATTTTTTTAGCCCCCTTTTGACTAATTAAATATGCATATGTTCCAAGAGGTTGAAAAGGAACAATAATATTATCATTTATCACTTTATATTCTCTGGAATTATTAAATACTAACCATCTCATAAAATTTGAAAACCACGATGGTTTTGTTTCTCCAATATGTCCAAATAATAACATATCAAAATCTTTTGGAATACTATTGTCTTGAATAATATTTGTCAACCTTTTATCAAAATTTTTAACAGGATAAGAATCATCTTCCAATATTAAACATTGATCAAGATTATTATTCACTACCAATTCCATTACGGCTAAATGGGAAGCAAAACATCCAATCATTCCATTTGAACAATATTTTTGACAATATTTTGATACTTTATCTGAAGATCTAATATTTTTCCCAACTATTGCTGGAAATCTTTCAATTTCAACAGTTTTAATATCGCTCCAATTTTTTTTAAATGTTTCCATTCTTTCTGTGTCTTTATCCATATTAATAACATATCCCTTTAACATTTTTATTATTATCAATACAATTTTTATTATTATTATTATTATTAATAATACAAGTTGTTTTTAATAACGTCTAGGACTATCCATATTATCTAATTGAAGCACAGTATCAACGCTATAAACAGAACAATAAATATCAGGGGCTTTAGTTAATTCCTTTCTTTTCCTACGTTGCCCAAGTTTTTTAAATTGTTTTTTCTCCTTGTTTACTTTAGATAAAGTTGATTCCATTGTATTTTGAATTTCTTGTTGATGATTATGAGCATATGTTAATATTCCATGTTCATCAGCCCATTTCATAAAATTTAATTGTCCAACTGTTGTAACAAGAACAATATCAACAAAGGATGGTGGTAATGTTTGAGGCGTTTGAGGCGTTTGAGGCGTTTGAGATGTTTTATCTTGTTTATCTTGTTTTTCTTGTTTTCTTAATTTTGTTTTAATAGGTTTCAATCGCCACATAAAATAAACTCTACCATGACGACAAAAAGGATCGAAAAGATTTCTCTTGTAATGATTGGATTGAATTTCATAAGCATCATGTATATCAACTCTCTTTTTTTGAATTTCATTATACAATACAATTTTAGTTCCCTTTGAATAATTTGTTACCAACCATTCAATGGCTCGGAGAGAAATTCCGTTGATTTCTTCTTTTATTATATTTGATAATTCATATTTTTTTTGTAAAGCCAATGACTTTATTGCTCGTGGAACAATTAATTTTTCAAGTTTGTCATCTGTGTAAAATTTTACTAGTTCGCGCAATAATTTTAATGATTCTGATTTAAGAGGAACATCAACACTCCAAAATCTTCCGATTTCGGAAGCCTTATTTGTAAAAACATCACTAGGGATTTCTTCAGTACCTGGTTTTTTTGAAAGTGTTTTCAAATTCTTTTCTGTTGATAATTTTTTTGAAGCATTTTTTATTGCTATATAATTATCGAATAAACAATCGTCAATACTATCATCATATGTAATAGTGTTTGTATTTATTTGTTTTTCATCATCAGTGTTTTCATCTTCAGTGTTTTCATCATCAGTGTTTTCATCTTCGCAATTATCATTGTCATTAGATCTTATATTTATTGACATTTTTTTTCTATTAGAAAATCTCTTTTTAATTTTTATTAAACAAAAAAAATAGATATAGTGTTAATAGTTAGGTAGTATGTATATAAAGATTTTGTTTTTATTGTGCGTTCTGGATTTTTTCAGAATTTGAACGCACAAGAAAAAAAGTTTAAAAAGTATTTACTACGCAAATAAAATTCGTTGTATTCATTATATGTGTAGGTAGCAATGTATTTTTTTTTATTATTCATGAATAATAAAAAAAATATACGAATCAAGTTTTCGAATGTTGGGATTATGAAGATAAAATATTAGATGGTTTTTCACAAGTACAATGAAGAAGTCAAAAGTGATCCTTTTTTTTTAATCAAGTTGATTATAAAAGAGCAAGACAACTCTATGAGAAGGAAGTAAATAATGTATGAACATTATTGCATTGATGCCGTAGTATAAAAATCTAACTTTTTTTTTGTATTTTTTTAAATTGTCTTTTTTTTAATAAAATCGTCAAAAGATAAATAATATCAAGTGTAATGGAAAAACCTGAAAAACCTGAAAAACCATCAAGAAAAAATAAAAAAATTAGTAATGATAATGATAGTGGTAAAAGTAAAAAACAATCAAAATTAAATGATGATGCTGATAATGATAATGATAATGATAATGATAATATTACTGAAATAAAAACTACAAAAACTATCGAACCCATGTCAATTGATGCTTTAGTAGATAAAACAATCATTGATTCAAAAAAATATAATAAAAAACAACTTAAACAACACATATTAGATTTACCAGATACATATATTGGAAGTGTTGAACCAAGTGAAATTGAAACTTGGGTTGTTAATAATCTTTCCAATCCATCTGATCTGAATATAACTCCGATCATTACCCACAAACAAATTCATGTTTCAATGGGTTTATATAAAATTGTCGATGAGATTTTGCAAAATGCGGCTGATAATGTCGGACGCACTCAATCCCAAGGTACAGAACTAACCACTCAAATCAAGGTTAATTTTATTGATGATGGAACAATTGAAGTTTACAATAATGGAGAAGGAATTCCAATTATTGAACATCAAGAACATAAAATCTTAATCCCAACTATGATTTTCGGAGAATTGATGACTTCAAGTAATTATGATCAATCGGAACAGCGTTTATGGGGAGGACGCAATGGATTTGGAAGTAAAGTTGCTTGTATTTATTCCAAACACTTTACTGTTGAAACAGTTGATCATCATCGAAAGAAAAAATTCACACAAACGTGGACAGACAATATGACTGTTGCGGGTACAGCCAAAGTTGTTGATGTAAAAGATATTAAACCATTCACTAGAATTACATTTTTACCTGACTATAAACGATTTGGTTGTGAAAATTTAGAACCCGACATGAAATCTTTACTTTATAGAAGAGTTTATGATTTGGCTGCGACTAGCGGAGCCAATGTGTGGTTAAATGGTAAAAAATTACCTATTAAACATTTTCAACATTTTACAGAATTATTTTTGGATAAAAATACTAAACGAGTTTATGAATGTATTTATTATGAAAAGTCATCAAAAATCTCTTCTCTATTACAATCACCACCACCACCACCACCACCACCATCACAAACCCCACCCCAACCTTTTTTACCATCAAAAATCTCTCCACCCTCTATTGCTTGGGAGATTGTGATATGCCCGTCTCCAGATGGAACATTTAAACACGTATCTTATGTTAATAATGTTTCCACCTTTAAAGGTGGAAAACATGTTGAATACATAGGAGATAAAATTTCAAAGGTTTTGTGCGATCAATACAATCATCATTTAGCAAAAAATCAAACACCTATACAAAAAAAACACATTAAAAATAATATGTGGGTTTTTGTCAATTGTTTCATTATTAATCCGACTTTTGATAGTCAAACCAAAGAATATTTGTCAACTCCATCATCACATTTTCCGAATCTATTGTTGTCTGATACATTTTACACTAAATTATCAAAAACTGATATCATGGATAGAGCCAAATTATTGAAAGATTTTCAAGAACAAAAAACTTTGGTTAAAACAGATGGTAAAAAAGTAAAAACAATAAATGGTATCCCCAAATTGGATGATGCGAATTATGCTGGAGGAGTAAAGTCTTCTAAATGCACATTAATCGTTTGTGAAGGAGATAGCGCCAGAGCATTTGTCATGTCTGGATTGGGGATTATTGGTAGAGATTATTATGGTGTTTTCCCATTACGAGGAAAAGTTTTAAATGTTAGAGATGTATCTACTAAACAATTGTCAGAAAATAAGGAAATTATTGAATTGAAAAAAATCCTGGGACTTCAAGATGGGATTAAAAATATCGGAGATTTAAGATATGGCAAACTAATGATTTTAACAGATGAAGATGTGGATGGATTACATATCAAGGCTTTGATTATGAACTTATTTGATGTTATGTGGAAAGATATTATTAAACAAGGTTTTGTGGTTTCAATGTACACTCCATTGATTAAAGTTAGACGAGGAAAAAATATAATAAAAAGTTTTTTCACTGAAGGTGAATACAAAGAATGGGTTAAATCTGGTGGAGAAAATAATCAAACAAATTTATCAGTTAGATATTATAAAGGTTTAGGAACACACACAGCCGAAGAAGCCAGAGATTATTTTAAAACATTGCAACAAATTGATTACGTTTATGATGATAAGGCCGAAGAAATGTTGAGTATAGTTTTTGATAAAAAAATGGCCTACAAGAGGAAAGAATGGATTTCTAACCATACTGGAGATCTTCTCGATTACAAGAAGAAAAATCTTAATATTAGCGAATTTTTGGACAAGGGGTTGATATTATTTTCAAATGAAGATAATATTAGATCGATCCCTTCTTTAATTGACGGATTAAAACCATCTCAAAGAAAAGTCTTGTGTGGAATGATGAAAAAAAATCAAACACATGAGATTAAAGTATCTCAAATTGTTGGACCAATCTCGTCTGATATGTGTTATCATCACGGAGAAGTTTCCTTGGCCAATACAATTATTGGTATGGCACAAAATTTTGTAGGATCGAATAACATTAATTTAATTCACCCAGAAGGTCAATTTGGAACCAGATTAAAAGGAGGGGACGATGCAGCCAGTAGTAGATATATATTTACATATTTAGAACCAATTACTAGAAAAATTTTTAGAATTGAAGATGATCCTATTCTTATTTCACAAAAGGAAGAAGGATTTCAAATTGAACCTAAATTTTATATCCCAATTATTCCAATGGTGTTGGTCAATGGAACTTCCGGAATTGGGACAGGATTTTCAACTTCAATCCCAAATTTCAATCCAATTGATATTATTGAAAATATAAAAAAATTTTTAAATAATCAACCATTATCACCTCTGGTTCCTTGGTATAGAAAATTTTCAGGAAAAATTGTTGAAGAAGATGGTGGTGGTGTTTTTGCATCAAAAGGAATATGGAATGTTCAAGGAAAAAAAATATACATTACTGAACTTCCTCTTGGAATTTGGACAGACAATTATAAAATTTATTTAGAAAAAATAATTGAAAATCAAGAAGATACATCCAATAAACTCAAGGTTGTCAGATTCAAAACTGAAAACAAACAGGATGATAGATTTGTAAATTTAACAATCGAATTGAATCAAACTCCAACAGATATGGAACAGGTTGAAACCTTGTTAAAACTATCGGAAAATAAAATGTGCGGTATGAGTAATATGCATGTATTTGATCCGCATGGTCATTTAGCCAAATTTAAACATCCAAATGATATTTTACAAACATTTTGCAGATATAGATTGCATTACTATGATTGTCGTAAAAAATATCAATTGCAGTTATTGGATAGAAATATTATTGAGTTGAAGGAAAAAATTAGATTTATTAATATGGTATCGTTGGGAAAAATAACAGTTATTAATTGTCCTAAACTTCAACTTTGTCAACAATTGGAAACTGAAAATTTTACCCCAAATCCTCATTTAATACCAATTATTAAAGAATATGTTTCTGTTCAGGAGTGGATTGAAGCCTCTGAAAATTATGTTATCAAGGATTCTTTATATTCTCGAAAATATGATAGTAAAGAAGATGATGATGGTAGTAGTTATAATAATAATAATAATAATGATGATGATGATGATGATGATGATGATGATGACAACGATACCCCAAATCAATTACAAAAAAAGTATAAATATTTAACCAATATTCCAATATACAATACAACAAAAGAAGAAATTGATAAATTAAACAAACAATTGCAATTAAAAGAAAAAAATAGAATGGATATTTTTTCAAAATCAATTAAAGATATGTGGCTTGATGATTTAAAAGAACTTGAAAAAGAATTAATTGTACATAACAAAGTAAACTAAAAAAAAAATTTTAAAATTATAATAAAATAAATATATAAGTTTCATGTTAAAATTTTTAGATATTTCTGGTAATCGCATTGGTGTAGTTTTTTTCATTACGGCAGTATGGATGTTTGTCGGTGTACTATTGTATTTACGATTTGATAATGTATGCGTTGATTCAAGTTATTCTTCAATGGATAAATTTAAAACATATTATTACATTCCATTAATTATTGCAGCAATGGCATCAGGATCAATTCTTCTTTCATTTATTTATAACAAATCATCAGGTATTAGTCATAAATTTGTTTTATTAGTTTTAACATTTATAATTGTTTGGTTTTTAAATACCATTTATATAAATTTAATTAGTGGTCTTGCCAATCAAGATATATGTCCAATGAAAGATGGACAAAATGATACCGATCATTGGAAATCAAGTGCTAAACAATCTGGAATTTTAATGGGAATTAGCATGGTTGGTGTTTTAATGGCTTTAATTATTACTTGGTTTATGTTTAAAAATGAATATTTTAATTTTGGTAAAGTTGATAATAGTAATAGTAATAGTAATAGTAGTAGTAGTAGTAGTTATTTTAACAGTGATATTAATTTTTTTGATTAAATAAAAAAAATATTATCTTGCAAAATAAATAAAAAAGCAAGTATAAAATTTAATGCACTCATTTGGTATTAGTTTATTAATATTAATTGTTATAGTATGGACAATATTATCCATATTTTTTTCAACTACAACTGGTGTTATTATTAAAGAAGCATGTTCTTCTGATGATAGTTCTCACGCCGAAAAGGCCAAAAATGTATTAATTCCATTTTCAGGAGCCATTGCATTTGCCATTGCTGGCATAATATTAACCTTGTACACAAAAAGTTTAAGTCATTCATTTCGGCCTTTGGTTATTTTAACTATTGTTTCATTTTTATTGTGTTATTTTTATAACATATTTGTATCTTCTTCTACAAGTTATGTTTGTCCAACTAATGTTGAATCATCAATTCTTGGTTCTTTAACAATTACATCATGTTTATTAATTCCTATAATTATATTATCGGTTATTGTATCAAAACACACACCTTCACACACCAGTCTTGAATAATAAAAAAAATTGTTAACTTTTCACGTTCATTAATATATATGAACAAAAAAAAATTTTAGATCAAATGATAAAAAAATTTATATTTTCATGTGATATTTTTGGAGGTTTTGAAGTGATGTTTGAATTTGATCCTTTATCACCTCCAACCTTTGATGAATTTGTTCGTTCTTGCATTGATAAATTGGATAAATTTTTAAATCAGAATCATTTAATTCAACTTTCAAATATATTAATGTCAAAAAAATATCATATTCATGATAAAACAATAGAGGATATTATTAATACAGATTGGCCAATATATATATGTAATTGCTTTAAATAAAAAAAAGAACAAACAAAATAAGACTAGATCAAAAAGAAGATTAATATATTGACCATTGACCTTATTCTAAATTTAAGTCTTTATAAACCAAATTAACCAATTGATTCAAATAAAATAATGCTTTAAATAAAATTGCGTTCGTTTTTCTAAAATATTTCTTCATTATTACGAATAAAAAAAGGAAATAAAAAGAAATGCCAGGTAGAAAAAATAAAACTACCACACAAGCAACATCTGAAATTAATAATTTAGATGAAAAAAATAAAATAACAACTGTACAATCTACAAATCAACAAACAACTCAATTATCAACCCAATCGAAAACAAAATCTAAAAAAAATAAAACTTTTAAACTCCCTAAAAAAGTTTACATTAAAAAAAGAAAAAGAATAATTGAGGAGGAGGAGGAGGAGGAGGAGGAGGAGGAGGAGGAGGAAGAGGAGGACGATGACGATTATGAAGATGTCAGATCTGAAGATGAAGAAAGTGTTGGATCTTTGAAAGATTTTATTATTGAAGATGAACATGAAATTGCAAAAGAAATTAAAGAATCCGTAATTAAATTAAAAACTGAAGTTAATCCGCTAGATGGTATTAAAACATCAAATATTATTGAAGGAAAAAGGCAACGTCGTTCAACTCAAAGATATGTCGATCCTCATTATTGGGATTTAATGACACAAGATATGGAAGAAAAAGAAGTTGATGAATTTATTGAAGAAGTAGAAAAAGACTCTGAAGAAGAGGATGATGATTTAAATGAAGAGGAAGATGAAGAAATTGATGAATTTATTGAAGAAGATGAAAAAGACTCTGAATATGAAGATGAAGATGATGATAGTAGTAGTAATATAACAGAAAATAGTGGTGATTTATTATCTGAAATTAAATCTGAAAAAGAATTTTTAAAAGTTATTGAAGATGAGGAGGAGGAGGAGGAGGAGGAGGAGGAGGAGGAGGAGGAGAAGGAGGAGAAGGAGGAGGAGGAGGAGGAGAAGGAGGATAATTATAAAAAACATATATGAAATACAAAATAAAATAAAATTACATATTTTGTTTGTTTGATTATTATTTTGATTTGTACTATTAAAATTAATTCAATAAACCATCATTTAAAGTAGAAAAATTAGTTTAAAATAAATTATTTTTTTATTTTGAAAACAAAGGTCGATAAAATATAATTATACATTTTTTCTTTTCAATGTTGGTTTGATTGTTTCAGTTTCCTCTTTACTTTTTAATGACCATACAAAATCAGGTTGGGGTTGTGGTAAAGATTGTGATGGTGATTGTATTGGTTGTGATGGTGATTGTATTGGTTGTGTTGATGGTTGTATTGGTTGTGATGGTGATGGTGATGATTGTAATGTCCAAACAAAATCTGGTTGAAGTTGTGGTAAAGATTGTGCTGGTGTTTGTATTTTTTGTTTTTTAGGTGTTTGTTGTGTTTGTTGTGTTTGTTGTGTTTGTTGTGTTTGTTGTGATGATGATGATGATGATGGCCAAATAAAATCGAAATCTTTTGGTGCAGATGTGGATATTGGTATATCAATATGAATTGTTTCTTCAAGTTCACCTTCTTTTAATTTACCCTCTTCTTTTAGTATTAATCTTGGTAAATATTCATTCATATAAAAATTGTGTAATCTAGGAAATAAAATGTTTTTCCAATAAGTTTCATCAAAGTTATATCTTCTTATTTGTGTTTTTTGTGGTGTCCATACAACAAAATCACAAAATGGTAGATTTAATATTCCCATAATACCTTGAATTTGATCAAAATAATAATGTGGGATGTGAGGATACAATTTTAAACTTGCAGGACATTTAATTTCAAGTAAAAATCTTAAAGATAATGATGGTAATGATGGTAATGATGGTAATGATGGTAATGATGATGTTAATATTGATGGTAAACCATCAGGAGATACAGCCAACCACGGTTGTTGTTTAGATATAATCAATCCAGGATAAAAAAAAGACATTTTCCCTTCTTTAGTCATATATTTACTTATGAAATTTTCATAAACTTGAGCAGCAACAGGTTCATATTTTGTACCCCATTCTGTTGCGTTATTACCTTTAAAAGTATTCCAGAGTAAATCTGATAATAATTGTCTTGGGGTTCGATATGGGTTATGTCCAGCAGCCGTACCATAATTTGAAGCAGTCATTCTACAACTTCTCCAATTAATCCACTCTGGTGTTCTTTGAGGTATATTCATAACTTTAATAATATCTTCTTGTGTTATTTCCATTTTGTACAAATATAGTTTTTTCTTTTCTTCCATATTATCGGATTTATTATCATTTTTATCATTTTTAATACATTCCATGTTTTAAAAATTTAAATTAATAAGATTGTTAGTTTAAATACGTTTTTTTTATTTATTTTTTAATATAATATATATTTATATTTGGACCGTACCCAAAATATAAAAGATGAGAATGAGAGAGAGAGAGAGAGATGAGAGAGAGATGAGAGAGAGAGATGAAAAAAGAGAGAGGAAAGGTTAAAAAACCAAGTCACACTACTTAATGTTTACGGGAATGTCTACGACGTTTGGCTCCCATACTGTGACTACGGCTACGATGTTTACGGGAATGTTTACGACGTTTGGCTCCCATACTGTGACTGCGGCTACGATGTTTACGGGAATGTTTACGACGTTTGGCTCCCATACTGTGACTACGGCTACGACGGTGACGTCCGGAACGACGAGATTTTCTAGAACGAGAGCGGGATTTTTTGCTGCCCAATTTACGGCTTTTACGACTTTTACGGCTTTTATGTCTTTTAGCACCGAATAATTTGTCCATTTCCTTGGTTAAATTCATATCCAATTCGGAATCAAGCAAGAGATCGTGAAGTGATGTCATGTTATGAAAGTTTTTATTATTAAACAAACTTTTTTTTATATTTTTTTTGGAGGAACGATTATTAACATTTTTGATCAAACGATTTTTTTTATTTAAAATTTTTAAAAAATATCTCCTTTACCTACATTATTTATATTTATATTTATTCAGAATTACTTATTCAACGTTTGTATTCTTAAAAATAAATTTAGTAAACAAAAAAAAATGAATATATTATGCAAAGATTATGTAGGTTTTTATCTTGATTTTGATTTTGATTGTAAAAAAATTTGGGGAGAAAAAAATTTTTTAAATCAAAAACATCAACAAAAATTTAAGAGTATATTTAGTAAAAATAAGGTAAATATATGGAAAAAGAATCGACATCATAAAATAAGACAAACCAGGAAAGAATGTATTATTCATGGATTAGAAACTAATGCCTTGTATCCAACAACAGGTAAACATTGTAATAAAAATGGAGGATGGGTACCAAATTTTAGATATGGTAATAATATCCAACAATACGGAAAATTTTTTCAAGAAAATTATTATTTAAAAAATTATTCTAAAAGAAAAAATGATTCGCAAAAGAGATATATTTTTGAAAGGTTCAATAAAAATATATTTAGTTCCATTAAATATCGTCAATAATTTTTTATACCATCAAGCGCATCTAATAATGTTTGAACGTATGATAATTGATAATATTGGTGCGTATTTTTGAAATCTTCATCAGTGTAAATATCTATTATTTCATCACCACTACCGATATTAACAATATTATCGCCGATATTAACAATATTATCGCCGATATTACCACTATTACCACTATTACCACTATTACCACTATTACCACTATTACCACTATTACCACTATTACCACTATTACCACTATTACCACTATTACCACTATTACCACTATTACCACTATTACCACTATTACCACT